AGTCGACTCACGCAACTGGCTCATCGACGGGCCGAACCAACGTCGTGGCACTCCCGTGTCGATTGCTCGCGCGGCACAGCGAACGCTGACGGGAGACAAGATTGTGCAGATCCTTGAACGCACGATGCCTGATGGCACGCCCGATCCCAACGGCGATCACTTCACCGTCGTGACTTACGCGGACCAAACGCCGAACCCCGCGATCGTGTGGCAGGACCTCCTGACCGTCATCCCGGCGGACATGGTGTGCAACTACGAAACGGAGGTAGGCCCGAAATGGCTCGACATCCACAACACCTACCCGACGTGGAACGCGGTGAAGGCAGCGTTTCCGACTTGGGCCGACGTGCGCGGGTACCGCCCAGGGTCGAGCGTGTGGGACCGTCCGGGAATGACGACGCCATAGGCGTGGTGCGCGAGGAAATGAACGCCCTCCGTGGACACCTATTCGAATCGGTCGAGGCAGTCGGTTTGCCACACACGCAGGAGGACGCGTTCAAGGGCCTCATCCGTACCTTCACCTACACGGCCCAAACGGGCATCGAAGCGAGATTGAGGAGGAGTTGATGTCGAGCGGCGGGCCATCGCAGTACACGACGGTGGTGGGCACTGGCACGCCACCCACATCGCCGAACTTCGGCGCGCCGAGGTTCTCGGGCAACGATCCTGCTGACTTTTGGGATCAGGTCAACGGGGTAACAGACACGCTGGACGCGCAGGCAGCGAAGCGAGGCGCGATCGTTGACGCGGATATCCATGCTGCTGCGAACATCGCAAAGACGAAACTGGCGCCGCTTGATGTCATGGACATCGACGTTGACCCAGCAGCAGCGATCGCGGAGTCGAAGCTCGCGCTCGCGTCGGATGCAGCGCCTGGGACGCCATCGCGGCGTACGCTTGGTGCAGGCGCTCAGCAGGCGTGCGCGGGTAACGATCCTCGCCTTGGCGCCGGCGTGCCGATCGGGACTGTTGTTGCCTACTCAGGCCAAGGCGATCCTGTCCCGGGAGCATGGGTTGTTGCTGATGGACGCTTGATCGACCGAACGCAGTTCGCTGCGTTCTTCGCCGCCACGGGACATGCGTACAACGGCGGCGTTGACCCAGGCAGCAACAAGGTCAAGATCCCAGACAAGCGTGGGAAGCATTCAATCGGCGCAATCAACATGGGCACGGGCGCAGGCGCTAACGACAACGCACACGTCCAGTACGGGCGTGGGCAGGTCGGAGGCGAAGTCAACCACGTGCTGAGTTCGCCAGGCGAGATCCCATCACACGCCCATGGGATTAGCGATCCCGGGCATGGGCACGGCATTTCAGATCCCGGGCACGCCCACAGTGTTTACGATCCTGGACACAGTCACGTCCCGGCAGCGTCCGGCGCGAACTTCCTCGTCAACAATGCGGGCAACACCTGGGGGCTCGGTTACGGGTCGAACTTTTACCTGACGGCGCACGGGTACACAGGAGGCGCGAGCACCGGGATCGGCATTTACAGCAGTGGGACAGGCGTTGGGGTCAACAGCTCAGGCACAGGCGTCAGCGTGACGGGCACCGGGTCAAGCGGCGGGCACAACAACGTGGGCCCGTACGAGTGCGATTGCTACATAGTGAGGATCTCGTGACCAGGACATTGATAGTCGATCATCACCACGACACGGACGGGAACGTGTACCGGTTGACGTTCGCGACTGTGGAGTTGGTTCAGCAGGAGGATTTGGAGTTGCGCGAGGTCGTGACCTCGACCGAGGAGATTGTGTGGGCATCAGACGACGAGCGCTGGGAAGGCAAGGACGCGCTGGCAATCGCAGCAGAACAGCGCGTGATCGTCAGCGATCTCCTCCGCAAACGTGCGGACGATGCGGCAGTACGGGCGGAACATGCCGTGGAGACGCGTACGGATCTCGGGGGCGCGGGCGAGGAATTGTGACTCCGTCGATCGAACAACTTGCCAAAGGTGGAGGCGACGAGTTCTATCGCTGGTTCAACAAGGCACGGGTTGTCCTGATGTTCGTTCTCGGCGTAATCCTGATCGTCTATTCCGTGCTTGCCTCGGGCACGAATATCCCTTACATCATCGTGGGCGCTGTTCTGATTGGCCTCGTGCCTGTCGATCAATGGTTACAACGCTTGCCACGTCCACATCCCGAGGCAGGATGGGAGGAAGAAAACAATGGCGGAGACACGACTCGCTGACATCAGCGAGTTTCAACAGAACATCGACGCACCATCATACCTGAACGCTGGCAACCACTGCCTGATCGTTCGAGCGCACAATGGTTGGCGCAAAGACAACATGTGGCCAGGAAGGCGCGACTACCTGCGCGGGTTCCCGTTCGTCGCGATCGGGTGGTACCAGTACCTCGTCGCAGGACGGGACGCAGCACAGCAGGCACGGGAGTTCATTGCGACGGTCGGTGACCTACGCGCCAATGAGTTCGTGATCCTCGACCACGAGGAGGGGCCCGGATATCAGGCGCCACGTGCTGAGGCATGGTTCCGTGTCGTTGACGATCACTACGGGTTTCCCGCGACGTTGTATGCCGGCATGTACTACGGTCGCGACAATCTCGGCGGATGGGCCCGTTGGGCAGGTAGGCCTCGTTGGGTCGCGGCGTACGGACAAAGCGAACCGACGGACCCGCACGAGTTTTGGCAATACAGCAGCAGCGGGCACTTCGCAGGATTGTCAGGCGGCGTGGACAGTTCGTTGTACCACGGCACGGACGTTGAGTTCCTGCACATGGCGCGCCCGGGTGCGAAACCACCCGCGACGACGCCAACACCCAAACCACCAACGGAGGATGAGATCGTGTCGGTTACATGCGGACAGAACAAAGCAGGATCCTTCCACGTGTTCGTGGAGGCGAAGGACGGGTCACTGTGGTACACGTGGCAAAAGCCCGGCGAGACATCGTGGGAAGGTGGCAAGGCGGGCGTGTCGCCTGCGGCGTTGAAGCCATTCGCCCCTGCGCCAAAGACGACTGCGACAGCCGCGCGCTAACGCGATCTAAGCGTCAGAACTGCGATTCCAGGGGATTTGCGGGGGACCGGGCGTAGCTTCGTCAGAGCGCGCCTGACACCCAGCGGAGACAAGGCGCTCGCGTCATTCGTCGGACGCAGACGCGAGCGCAACGTCCTCCTCCGACTCGATCTTGTGCAGGTCGCCCCAACGCGTGCCCACCTTCACCTCGCACTTGAACGGCACGGGTGAGGCGAGCGGGACGTTCTCCATCTCCTCGTAAAGGATCGCACTGACCTTCTTCACGTAGCGCTTATGGCACTCGATCAACAGCGAGTCGTGTACGGTCGACACGATGAAGGCGACGACATGCCCGACCAAGTCGTTGAGGTCGGTCAGGCGCTTGTGGATGCGAATGAGCGCCGAGAACGTGAAGTCGCTCGCTGTGCCTTGGATCGGAGTGTTCACTGCTTGCCTGCCAACGGCGCCGGCATCGCTGCGCAGGATCAGGGGAAACCGTCGTCTGCGGCCCAACGGCGATTCGACGTATTGCTCTCGATAAGCGAAGCGCTTTTGATCCTCGCACCACGCCAGGAATTCTGGGAAGTGATCGAAGTACGCAGTGAAGAATTCTTTCACCTGTTCAACCGACCAACGTTGCCCGCCGATCTCCTCAACGTACTCCATCTCAGGTCCGAGCGCAATCGACTCGGCGCCGCGCCCGTAGGCGACCCCGAAGTTGACGCACTTTGCCATGTAGCGTTCATAAGGCGAGATCTGGTCCTCGGGCTTGTTGAAGAATGCGAACGCGACCTCCTGGTGCGGGTCGCGCCCCTCGATGAAGACGGCGGAGAAATTTTCGTCCTTCGAGAGGTGTGCCGCGAGGCGCAGTTCAAGTTGGGAGTAATCAGCGTTGAGGAGGACGAAGTCAGGTGGTGCGACGAATCCATTCCGGATCTCGATCTTGGTGTGGGATGTTTCCGGGATGTTCTGGAGGTTCGGATTCGCTGACGACAGGCGCCCGGTCGAGGTGCCGTGTTGGAGGAAGTCGCCTCGGATTCGATCGTCGTCGTCCGCGCGCTCGATCATCCCCTTGACGTACGTCCCTGCTGTCTTGACGAGGTTTCGATACTCCAAAATGTCGTCAATCACAGGCGCGAATTCCGGTCGCTCCTTTTTCAGCATTTTGAGGACCGGTTTGGACGTTGGGCCTTCCTGCAACTTGCCGCGCCGTGCGGTGCGCAGGACGGGCAGGTCGTTGATGTCGTACAGGTACTTGGCGACCTGTTGTGGTGAGTTCGGGTTGAACTCATTGAGGCCCGTACGCTCGCGAACGCGATCGAGGATCGGCGCCGAACGCTCCTTGATGTTCTCCCACGTGTCCTCGTAGAACTTGCGGTCGATCGCGACCCCGTGGAGTTCGATGTCGCACAGCGCGAGCGCACCAGGCATGAGGAGGTTGGAGTACAACGACATGAGGCCGATTGATTCCTCCGCGACCTCGTCGGGCAGTTGCGTGAACAACCTCGCCGTGTAGTAGCAGTCGAGGGCGAGGTAGGTCCTCATGCGTCGGCGCAGGATATCCCTTTGTGCGTCAGATGCAACAGCCCACGACTTCAACCACTTGCCCATGTTGATGTCGTAGTCGGGGGCGTCGCAACGAACGCGCGCCATGTTCTTCAGCGAGTGCGATTGGAACTGTCCCATGGCCCGCTCGTCAAGGCAGTAGTTCAGCAGCATGGTGTCTTCGATGTGGCGCGGGACGAATTCCAGGCCCACGCGTTCAAGTGAGGCCTTCATCCACTTCAGGTCAAACTTGGCGTTGTGCATGACGGTCGCTTGATCGTCGCGCTGGAGGATCGCCTCGAACTCCTCCCACACTTCGTCCGACGCGAGGAGGTCCTTATCGAACACGATCGAGACGCCGTCCGTCGAATCCTCGAACAGCACGCCGAGGCCGACGGCGAGCAGTTCATCACGGTACGGCGAGAACCCGGTCGACTCGATGTCGAGTGAAACGAACGATGCCGGGTAGATGTAGTCGAACGCGAGACGTGCCTCCGCGATCGTGTCAGGCACCCACATCTCGACGTGGGGCGTTGGTTGCGGGTCTGTCGTCGCGAACTTCCTCACGTCCCATTCGAAGTCGCGGAAGTACTCGAAGGCTCCCATGAGCGTGGTTGGCGAGAACGTGGCGAGGACGTTCATGCCGTAACACGTGTGCCACCGTCCCCGAACCTTCGTGATCGGGTAGTTGTCGAGCGCTGATCGAAGCGCTGAGAAGCCGATCGTGCCGAGACACAGAACCCGCTCAGGTGCGACCTCGCGCAGTTCGGCAACGAGGCGCGGACGACACGCGAGCATGGCGTTCTTCAGCGCGCCCTTCTTGTCCTTCGCCGGACGACAGTTCAGCGCCGACGTGATGTAGCAGTCGTCCACGTCGATTCCGAACTCCTCCAATGTCCGGCGCGCGAGGATGCCTGACTGCCCCTGAAGGAACGTGTCTCGAACCGTGTCTTCGTACGTCGGGAAGTCAACGACGATGGCGATTTGAGACGCCTCAGGACGTGAGATTTGAGCGGGTTTCGTGATGGGGCACGATCGACACCGATCGGATGCACAGAATTCTCCCATTTATGCCTCAGTCCTCATCTAACGCCCGCTAAGCAGTTTGAGGTCGTTGCCCCTATGTCAGGTCCAAAAAACAATCTTTGAGCTTCTTCCCTGCAAATTCCAACTTTTGGCTTTCTAGGTCACTCCAACCTTGCCTTCGATCAATTCGTTGCTCGCTGCCGCTTGAAACACCTCGACGTTGACCCGTGCAATGTTAGTGGATCGACCTAATGGAGTATCGAAGTAATTCGCCGCTCGATGAGGGTACGTTGGCACGTCGCCTCCCGGTTCGAGACGTATACCCGCAGCGGCGTAGACGAACGGCTTCGCGGAGTCGACTGACCGCACCCACGGCGCCTTGCGCTCCACCTGAGCGAGCGACCACAGGTTCGTCGGCCACCCGAGGCAGTGAACGTCGATGCCCATCCGTTTGCGGAGCGGTTCACAGTGGCGCGTGATGAAGCCCGCAATGCCGCCCTTCAACGTGTCATCGTAGTCCTTCGAGATCCCGATCACTGGCACGCACCTCGACAAGCGTTCCATGTGTATCGTCCACAGGAACACGAGACGGTGGAGGCATTGTTCGAGTTCGCGTTCCGTGTTGCCTTGCGGGACGAGCATGAGGCGCGGGTAGCCAGCGTTCATGTACGCCTCCCACCCATAGTCGGAGGATAGGTATGACATCATCGTCTCGGATGCCTCCGCTGTGCCCTGCGCATCGAACAGGACGTCCGAGCACACGACTTCCTTCGCCTCAACGATCATCGCTTGGAACATGAGCTCTTGCGCCTTGTTGCCACGTCCATGCTCGTGGGCGCTGTTGTCAAGGATCAGGTAGTCGCCCGCTCGCGCACGGTGCCGGTAGTAGTCGATGTAGCCCGGGTGATGGAACAGATGCGAGAGGAGCAGGTGCGTGTCCGTCGTCGCAAAGCGCCTGAGGTCGGGAACAGGCGGAATCAGCGCAACCTTCATTTGAACCCCCACACCATTTCGATGACTCGTGCGTACCCTGCGATGTCGACCAGGTTGTCACGGTGATGCCCGTGCACCGCTCGCGACAACTTGAAGAGGATCATGGCGAGGGCAACCTTCTCAGCGTCAACGTCCCATCCGAATGCCGCTTGCCACATCTCGGCGGTGCGCCTGAGGTTGGGTTCCGGGTGCCCGTGTTCAGCGAACCGCTCCTCGGAAACGATCGTGTTCGCTTCAAGCAGGACGTTGCCCGAGGAGTTGTGGGTGACACCACTCCTCGTATCCTTTGCTTCGCTCGACGCAGGCGGGACACGATCCGCATCCGTAACCCCACTCGTGCTTGACATCTCGATCTCCGTGGTAACAGGTATGGGTGTAGTCGATGATCACGTCGAGGATTCCCAGTTCGTCAGCGAGTGCCCACGTCTGGGCCTTCGTGTGGTTGAGGAGCGGCGCAGTGATCGACACGCGCTCATCCAACGCCGCTGACAGCGCATCCTGTGCTGCCTGAACGAACTCCGCACGGCAGTCGGGATACCCTGACCTGTCCTGTTGGCACACGCCGGTCACGAGATCGTAGATCCCGAACTTCGCGCCGTACGCAGCAGCGAGCGTGAAGAACAGCATATTCCGTCCCGGGACGAACGTTGACGGCAAGCCGTGTGTGAAGGCGTGTGCGTTGCGCGAGTCGGCGCTTGCCTTCGCCTCAACCTTGATCGTGTCGCTTGTGAGCGCTGCGCCTCCGAGGACGTGCAACGCCTCGACGGGCAGGACGACGTGCGATTCTGCGCCGAACAGCTCAGATATCTTCTTCGACTGTTCGAGTTCGACGCGGTGGCGTTGACCGTAGTCGAACGATATGGTCCGTGCGAAGCCCAAGTCCCGCAATGCCCAGGCGAGGACCGTCGTTGAATCCTGTCCTCCGCTGAGTAGTACGATCGTGTCCATTACTCCTGCCTTTCAACTTCGATCTCAACGTGATGCTCAACCCGGGCGATGTTGCAAGTAGGACAACGCGATCGTTGGAACGTGCGGCGATTCTTCTCGTCCGTGTTCCATTGTGCGTTGAGGTCGCCGGCGTGGGAGGCAGCGTAATACTGCTCGCACCTCGGACAAATCCAAACGGCGACTTGAACCATCGTCATCGTCCGATCAAGCGCAGGAATTCCTCTTTCTCGCCCTCGTCGTCCTTGAAAGACCCACGCACCGCCGAAGTGATTGCGCGAGTCCCGGGCGCCTGCGCACCTCGGATGGTGATGCACATGTGCTCCGCCTCCAGGACGACGATCACCCCTCGCGGGTTCAACCATTCGACCATTGCGTCAGCGATCTGCCTCGTGAGGCGCTCCTGTATTTGCAGGCGGCGGGCGTATGCGTTGACGACACGCGCCACCTTTGACAACCCGAGAACCTTGTCTGTCGGGAAGTACCCGACGTGCGCGAATCCGACGAACGGGACCAGGTGGTGCTCGCACAACGACACGAGCGGGATGTCCTTGACTGTGACCATCCCATCGTACCCTTCGTCATCGAACGTGCGGAACAGCGATGGGACATCGACCTTGTACCCCGAGCACAGTTCGTTCAGGTACATCCGGGCGACACGTTGCGGCGTGTCATCGAGGCCCGAGCGTAGGTCAACGCCGCGCGGGCACTCCTCGATCACGCGCAACATCTTCGCCACCGACGTCTCAATCTCCTTTCGATTCGCCTCATGCGACTTCGCGTAGAGGGTGTCAGTTGAACCCCTGCTTGTAATTGCGGTCATCAGCGCCCTCTTTCGTTGCCCCATAGGAGCACATGCTGTTGCGATTGAACTCGGACATCGCTCATCATGGGATCGACCATCGTGTAGTTCGTCAACCACCGTGTGCGCCCGAGGAGGTCCCGTGCGATCTGATCCAGGGTGCGCTCGTCAACCCGGTCAGGATTGCCTACTGTCCTGCCTGCGTCGTTACCCGCCGACAGGTACATGGGCACGTCATCGTACTTGCGGTGAACGTCCCTCGCCCACTCGTAGTCGTGCTGATCGAACACCACGACCTTGAAGAACAAGCGAGCAACGCCGTCTGCTTCCCACAACTGGCGCATGAACGCATCAAGCGCCTTCATGGCGTGCAGGTGTCCCGACGACGGCGGTTTGGGGGACACGCAGATTGAATCGCACCACACGATCCACTGCTTGAACTTCACGCCCTGCGTCTCGACCGACACCATGTAGTTCGCTCGATGCAACGAGTCAACGAGTTCGCCAAGTTCGTGCAGGACTGGGTTGCCGCCCGTAAGGACGATCAGGTTCGGTCCCACGGGCAGCGCCTTCAAGCGTTCCATGATCTCATCCGGTGTGAGGCGTTGTGCCTCGCGCACGAGTCGAGGCAGGACCGCGTGTGGCGTGTCGCACCACTCGCACCGATACTCGCACCCGCCGAACCGGATGAAGTACGCGGGCATTCCTTGGTACTCGCCCTCGCCTTGAATCGTCGGGCCGAACATCTCGACAACAGGCGGTCCTTTCACGCGATGACCCCCGCCGCGCTCGTTGACAAGGAGCGGTACATGCTGCCCTCATCCCACACGTCTGAGAACAGCACGTGAACGCTCGCCGACTCCGTTTCCCACAAGTCGACTGAGTGGGCATTGATACCGTGATCGTGGAACGCGGTGATGCACCACCCGGCGATGTTTTCGGCGGTCGTGATGAATAGGAACTGCTCGTTGAGGTCGTGGTGATCGAGGACCGGTTTCAGGTGCTCCTCCCACACCGTCTTGATCGTGTCGAAGTCCATGACCATGCCTTCGGTCGGTTCGCCGGCACGCGTGTCTATTTGACCCTCGACGTTGACGACGAGGCGGTACGAATGTCCGTGGGGGTCGCGGCACTTCCCGAGGTGGTTCGGGAGGTGATGTGCCGCCTCGAATCGAAACGTCTTACTCAGCGTCGCCTTCGCCATCGTCGCACCTCGCTCGCTTCTCGGTCGTGACTTGCCATACCGTGCTGTACGCCTCGATGGTGATGCCCCCACGAGGTTTTTGCTTCACTGCAACCATGACGCTGTTTGCCTCGGTCGCCGCCAGGACATCGCGTGCGATCGAGTCGGCGAACATTTCGCAGAACAGGCCATCCTCTCGATAGGACTGCAGGTACAGTTTCAGCGACTTCGATTCGACCCCACGATCGGCGCCACGGATGTTGATCCTCACCGTGTACCAATCGGGTTGTCCCGTCACAGGGCACAACGCCGTCACCTCGTCCGAAATGTACTGCACATCCTTGACTGAGGCGGGCAGATCGAACGTGTCGAGCCCGGTCGTGGCGCCCCTGACATTCTTGCCAAGGACGCCCTCGCCGTGAATCTCGGGCTTCATCGCAACGCGCGGCGGGACTGCTTGTCGCTGCTACGTGATGACCTACCCGAACGCTCGCCGCCGTTCTGACGCGTCTGCGCCTTGACGGGCCGCACTTCCTCGACCCGATTGCGCTCGCGGTTCTCATACATCTCATTCCGAACCACGACGACGCACTCCAAACCCTCCACGTCTGGTTCGAGCATGCGTGGGCCGGCGGTCGGGGTGATCTCCACGTCGTCATCGAAGTCGAGGTTCATTTCGTCCTCCAACACGTCGAGCGCTTGGAAGACGTCTTTCAGGCGGAACAGCGCCCGAGGGGACAGTGACGTGATCATCCACAAGTGCTGCCCCTCGCCGTCGCCGTCAAGGATCTTGAACTCCCAGTTGAGGTAATCGTTCTCGGACGACTTCGACTCGCGGCACTCGACCACCACGATCTCGCAATGGTACGTACCTTCGGGTACGGGCTCGAACCCTCCTTCGACTTCAGCGAAGTTGATCGTTACTCGCGTCATGCGTTCTCCTCCATTGCTTGTTCGATGATGTGCCGTGCTGCCGTGCGTGTCCGTGCGCCGTTGAGGTCGATGCCTGCGTCCATGGCGTACGCCTTCATCTCCCGCAACGTCATGGTTCCCAAATCGAGTTCGGGGGATTGGTCGGAATCCTCAGCGGAACTGCTTAGATTGCCTGCTGTGTCGTCTGAGGCGGGTTCTCGCCCGGGTAGCCGTTCGTCGCTGTCCTCGGGCACCTCATCCTCGATCTGCTTCCCGCGCGATGAACCCTGCTGTTCGAACGTGCCTCCTCCGTACCCGAGGGCATCGAGGAGCTTCGTGATCGTGGGGTCGATGATCTCCGCCGGCGCGCTGACGCCCCAACGCGTCCGCGCCTTGATCCTGAACTTGGGAAACGAGTGGAGGAGCAACGTGCGGTGAATGTCGCCGCTGTCGTCGTCTTCGAACTGAGCGAGGTAACCAGCGATTGACATGAGGCCCGACACCTCCTCAGCCAACTGACCTGCAAGGTCGGGCAGACGAACACGTCCTTCCCGTGGCACGTCTGCTTCCTTCGCGTGAGCAGCGAAGAACACGTGCATATCCAAGTCGCGGAACTCGCGCAGCAGGCGGCGCATCTGCGTGGTCGCGCGACCGTAGTCGCCTTGTTCGATGAGGTCGGGCACACGCCGCGACGGGCCCTCCTTGCGGAGGATTTCCAGCAGCGCGAACTTGTGCGTCTCTGAGATCGAGTCGATCCCGAGCGAATTGTAGGCGCTGAAGTCGATCGAGTACCCGCCGTCGTCATCATCGAAGTCGAGCGTGTCGCCGTTCGCGAGTGCCTCATAGGCCTGGTTGTAATCGTCCCACGACCTGATGGGTACGGTGTCGATGTCGAGGCCTGCGAGCGATTCGGTCCCGCCTTCGAAGTCGAGCAGGAGCATAGGCGCGGTGCGATCGTCCTGCTGTGCTGTTCCGAGGAAGACAGTTTTGCCTGCCCCTGCAGGGGCGAATATCAGCGCCTTACAGAACCGCCTGTCGGTGGGCGAAATGACCTCCATGTCAGATCGCCGGGTTGATCGTGACTACGATCTTTTTTGGGTCACCGAGTTCCTTCGCGGCGGCCTTTTTGACGTACACGGAACCGATGACCTCGGCGCCTGATGTCGCCTCTTCCTTGTACACGACCGTCCCTGGCGTCGTGCGGGCCTGCGTAAATGTCGCTGTGATTTGCTGTGCCGCTGTACTCACCTCTCGACCTTCCTGTCTGGCGCTTGCATGAAACGCGACTCGATGATGCCTTGGACGTCCGACCCGTCCTCCATCGCTTGGCATATCGACGCGACCGAACATGACGGGCAGTGCCACGTGGAGGGGTTCGGGTACGCCCACTCCTCGTGCTCGTATGCTCTCAACATGTCGTCTCGTTCGTAAAACAACCGCTGTTCGAACGACTGGATCTCGTGCATGTTCCGTTGGACTTCAAATCGTTTGAAGTACGGGTCCCATCCCGTAGCCAAAAGTGCAGCATAGCACTCGCTATGCTTTTGAGATCTGATCGTCCCCTGAACCATCAAACCGCCGTCGATCAGCGCCTCCCGGTAGTCACGCGCTAAGCACAACTGATCCTTCGCTGTGCTGAGGCCCGTTGGGTTCTCCTTCGTTGGCTGTATGCGCCTCGGTTCCTTGGGCGCTTGTTTGACTAGGTAGTTGAACACCGTCCCCCGAACGAGGACGCCGGTCAGGCGCCACACGATGTAGGAGTACCCGGTGATCTGATCCTCAAAGTCGATGCCTCGATCGTTCGGTGCCGATGCCGTCGTCTTGTGATCGACCACCCACAACTTGCCCCGCCGGCGGACGATCAGATCAATCCGACCTGACAGGCACGGCATCCCGGGCAACGGTTCGAGTGTCTTCGGGTTGACGATCGGGACAAGGACGCGCCCTTCTTGGAGGAACGCGGGCGGGTATCCCTTTGGCGGTCCCGACCCGAGCGTTTCAGCACCGCGCCCTTCGATCGCGACGACTTCCCACGGATCCCGTTCTGCGATGTCGCCTGAGTACTCGGCGTAGTTCGCGAGCATGGTCATGCCCAGGTTGCGCAGTTCCCACACCTCGTTCTTCGCTTCGTCCGTGTACAGCCCGCCGAGCAACATCGCCTGGTCGTGGTCCATTTGATGGTACCATTTCTCCATCACGGATTGCACGTAGTCGAGGGGATCGCCTTTCGGTTTGATCTCGCCTGAAACGATCCCGTAGTACGCTTCGAGCGCTGCGTGGATGCCCGTCCCGAAGTCGAGCGCCCATGTCGGCGCTTTGGGCGTCAGGTTGTCAACGACTTCCAGGCGCCAGCGACGATGGCACGACCTGAACGATCCGCGCTCTGTAACCGACACATCACGCACGCTCCTAGTGAGGTCAAGCGGGCGTTCTTGCGGGGGTGTGACTGACGGGCGCTTTGCCGGCGTGGCGTTGCGCGATCGGATGCGGTAACGGCGTCTGGTTGTTGTCATTGAGAGGTGAGGGTCCGCTGGAACAAGAACTCACGTCCCATGCGGACGGCGTCGCGGGCATGATGCGACGGGACGCCGTTCACCTCCTGCATTGACCTCGGCGTGCCTTTCCATTCACCAGGCGTCATCCAATGGGCGTCGGGATACACGGCGCGAAGCCACCCGTCGAGCTCATCGAGGAACACGTTGCTCCGCGCAGCGGGACCGCGTTCGATCACGACCTCATTGCTGACTTCCTCCGCGATCAGCGCAACGATCGCGTAGGCCTCGTCTCCGTTGACTTCGTACGACTCGATCACCGTGCCGTCGTAGTCGAGGAGCGCTACGCCTGTTGTGATTCCTGGGTCAATGGCGAGGAGTATCACCTTGTCGGGGTTATGCAGTGGAACGCTGAAGCGTGCAGCGTATCGCGTGCCGCGCCTCTATGTCAATGTGTAAGTTAGGAAGTTCCTGCAAACTGCGGCAAAATGATCCCGTGCGATGTCGGAAACGATGTCGTCAGACGCGATCTAAGCGGTTCTAAGCGCTAAGAAATGGTGGTCCGACGGATTGCATGGACTCGCCCCTCGCAACCGCTTAGCGGGCGGCGTGTGAGGTCTGAGCAGCGGTTACGCGTCTGATTCGTCGCGTAGGACGCGCAACGACTCGCCCTGCACGAAGCGCTCCATGTCGCGCAACGCGTCCGCGTCGTTGTCGTAGAAGCGGTCGACGCGTTGACGTGCGCCGAGCAGGTCACGGGTTTCGAACTGGAGACGAATCGACACGCCCTCATCCCCGCGCCACTCGTACCAACGACAACGGCGCGCCCAAGCGGAACGATCGTCCCGCCAGGCGCGCCGTAGGGCACGTTGGATGCGATCAGCGGGCATCGCGCCCAAGCGAGCGCAGCAGTTCAACGAGGTCCGCGTTGGACACGTTGCTGATCGAAGTCAACTTGCCTTCGAGGATCGTCTCCACGAGGTCGTCAATCGTGCCCGGGCAACGCGGGACGATCAACACGGGTGAGTGCGTGAGGCCGATACGACGGACACGACGCAGTGACTGGACGATGTCGTCGGCGTCCCACGAACGATCGGCGTAGTACACGGTGCGCGTCTTCGTGAATGTGTGCCCGAACTTGCCGACCTTGTACTGCATGATCAGCACATCGAGGTCGCCGTCCTTGAAGGCCTGCAACGTGTCCTCCCGCTGCTGCTTCTTCGCGCCGGTCGTCGCGTCGCCGTGAACGAAGGCAACGCTGAGGTCCTTGAACTCCTTTTCGATCCGCGCCTTGTACGACTCGCCGGTCGGAACGTAATTGACCCACACGAGCAGCGGCGTCTCCACCTCGTCGTTGCGGATGAGGTCGATCAGCGCGTCCTCCTTCGCGCTGCTGTTCGGATACGCCTTGCCGTCCTCCTTCGTCAGGTTCACCGTGTTGCTCGTGATCTGCTGCAGGCGTGTCATCTGCGCGAGGCGATTCGGCGCCTTGACCTCGTCGCCCTCCATCGCCGCCTCGACCATTGCGATCCACTGGTCGTTCATGGTGCGGTGTGCGCGGGCCTGATCGGCGTTCAGGTTCAGCGCGAGCGGGCGGTAAATGTAATCGGGCAGGTCAGGCAGGACCTCTGATTGATCGCGGGCGAACAGGAAGTCACGCAGCAGCGAGTGAACGTCAACGCCGGGACGATCGCCAACGATGTCCCATCCCCACTTGCCACGCTCGACCACGGTGAACATCTCCGCGAAGCGCCAGTACGACGTGAACCCACGCGGCATGATCGTTTGAAGTTGCGGGAACAGGTCGTCCCGGTACTTCGATGTGGGCGACCCGCTCAGGAGCCACACCTGATTGCTGAACTTCGCGAGCTGTTGCACGACGCCCACCTTGACCGCCTTGCGGTTCTTGAAGAGGATCGACTCGTCAACGAGGACGAGGTCCCAATCCTCAGCGGCGTAGGACTTGCGTGCCTGCACGATGCGCTCGCGCGCCGGCACCCGCTTGCCGTTCGGGGCGATCTTTTTCGGGCCCGCCTCGATCCATTCCTTCTGCTTGCGAGGCCCGCCCGGCACGTCAACGACGTTGCCGTTCTCGTCGCGGAAGATCGCTTCGAAAAGCGTCTCAAAGTTCGTGACGACGAACTCCGTCTTCGGATCCTTCTCGGCGGCGGTCGCACGCGACATCGAACGATACTCGCATGACCACGTGTTCATCTCCGCAATCCAGTTCCGCGCCAACGTCAGCGGCGCAAGGACGAGGACCTTCGTGAGGTTCAGCACGTCCATGGCGACTGCACTCACGGGCGTCTTGCCCAGGCCGGGCGACAGCGCGAGCAGCGCGCCTCGATGCGGGTTGCACACGAGGTACTCGACGGCGGTGCGCTGGAACGGGTACAGGTCATTCCACTTCGGGTGATTCTCGGCACGCTTGCGCAGCGCGGGGTGTGCGTCGAATCCCGGGAATCCCCACTCCTCCGTGAACAGGTCACGCACCGGTGCGGGCGCGCCGTCAAGGATCTCCTCGCCGTACCACGACACGAGGACCTGAACGTTGAGCGAGGTCGGCGCCACGCGCCACCCCTTGCGCTCCTTGTCCCACTTGCCGCCGAGTTCGTCCTTGACTTCCTGGGACGGGTATTTCGGCGGGAAGACGATGATGTCCTTGCCGTCGACTTCGAGGGGTTTGATGTTCGTGTAGGTTGCCATGATCAAATCCAAATCTCGCGCTCGTGCGTCAACGCGCCTTCGGGGGTGATCGTCGCCTGCATGTGGCGGCCTTGATTGTCGATCCACTCGACAAGCATGCTGCCTTCGGCGACCGTCGTGCCGTCTGCCTTGTGCAGGAGCAGCGGCTTGCGGGAAACCCACTTCTCGAAGTCGCGGGAAACCTGAAGGTTGACGACGGCGCGAACCTGGGCCTTTGTCGGTGTGAGGGTGATGGTCATTTGGTGTCTCCTTGTTTCGGGTGTTTGCCTACACCACAAATATGACAGGTCGCGCGCCGCTTGTACATGGTTCTTAGATATTCCTTCGCCTCAGTGATCGCTTTTCGGCATGCGTGCGAACGTGCCGCGTGGGACGTTGTACGCATCCTCCGCGTGAGCGATGAGGTCGCGGCGTACGGTTGACGGCGACACGCCGAGGCGTGCGGCGATGTCAAAGGTGCTGATGCCCTTCGCGGCGAGCATGGCAACGCGGGCGATGCGTGTCTCACGATCGAGCGGCATCACAGCACCTCCACGAGGTCCTGCACGTTGCCAAGCGCGTCAACGCGGAGGATCTGAACCTCCACGATCGCGACCGGGCGATTGTTGACGTAATACGGCTTCGACCGCTGCTGTGCGGCGTAACGGCGCGCTG